TAAAAATTAAAGGAGAAGAACAAAATGGCAAACGAAAAAGATCAATTGTTCGGTATTAATCTTGGTGAAGGGATGATTGAAATACCGGATAACGACGAAACTCCCGTTACAGGCAAGGGAGAACCCGATAAGGAAACAAAGAAAAAGCCTGAAGAGATTAAAGAAGATGTTCTTAATGAAGATGGAACATTTGAAATTAATGAATTTAAAGAAATAAAAGAAGATAACGCTTCTGAAGAAGAAGCAGCGATCATTGAAAAAACTGAAGTAAAGAAAGGCAAGACTCCCTCTGACGGTGGTTCGAGCGACTCTTCTCCTTCTTCTTCACCATATTTAGCCTTCGCAAAGGACAGAGCCAGTGAGGGGGTCTTCCTTGATTTTACTGATGAAGATTGGCAGGAGTTGGTGGAAAGAAATGAAGGAGATGAAGCTCAGGCTCTTCGAGAATTACACCATCTCTCAATATCAGAAATGATAAAATCAGGGGTGGAGCAATACAAAGAGTCGCTGACACCTGAAGAAAAGCTTCTTTATGAAGCAAAAGAAAAAGGTCTTCCGATTGACAAATATTCAATTGCAAAACGAAATCAGAGTAAATATTCAAAAATTACAACTGATGAGTTAAAAGAGAACGTGAGTTTACAGGAAGATGTGGTTAGCAAGTTTCTTGAACTGAGAGGTTATAATCCTGAAGAAATTAAGGAGGAAATCGAAGGTTACAAAGCACTTGATAATCTTGGAGTTAAAGCAGCAAAAGCTCTTGAGTTCGTACCTAAAGCCTATGAAAAGCAGGTGAAGGATATGGAAGCAGATGCACAAGCTGCAGATCAGGCTGCGAAAGATAAGATCAGACAACGTGTTGCAAAAATGAAATCACTTGTTGAAAACACACCTGAGATTATTCCGGGTATTAAACTGACAAAACCTGTAAGAGAGAAAATTATGGAGTCGATGACAGTCCCTGTAGCACAGGATAAACAAGGTAATCCGTTAAATCCTGTAATGGCAACAAGGGCAAAAAACCCTGAAGGTTTCGAAATGCTGATACATTATTATCATCAGCTCGGACTGTTCAATATCGACGATGGCGGAAAAGTTTCTCCTGACTTCAGTAAAATTAGCAAAATTGAAAAAACAAAGGCAGTTGACTCTATGAGAAGTGCATTTGAAAGTAAAGAAAACGCAACAGTAGGTAAAGCAGGTAAACCAAAAACGGACAGTGATGAACTGGATGATTTTGACAGAGCTTTTAGAAGATTATAAATTAAATATTAACAACCCCTTTAAAATGGTTAAAAAATGAGAATTTCACCTTTTCAACTTTATGAATCTGAGGACATAACAGGTCTTGTAACTAAGTCACACTTAGGTTACAGATTTGGTATTGAACCTCAACAAGCATCTAAAGTTGCAACTATGATTCATCAAGCGAATCTTGGAGCAACCGTTAATGCATATCTGAATCAGTTTCCAGTGATAACTTTCCAAACTGATGATGATTTTACATGGGATATAACAACAAATGGAAAGAAAAACATTCCTCTTGTTAAAGCTGAAGTAGCACTTGGTACTGCTCTCGCTGCAACGGACAAAGCCGGACATAATTATTCGGAATTCTATCTGTATTTTTGGGAAGCTTATTTCACAGACGTTAACCTTATCGTAGGTGAACGTAATGAAGTATACCCTATTCAGGTTCTTGAAGACCCTGTAAATATTGGTGGACTTTGGAGATACAGAGTACGTCTGTTAACAGGTAACCCGAATCTCTTCATTCCGTTTGAAGAACTGGCTGCTGGAAAACGTTTCAGCAAAGACTTCTCACCAGTTGAGAAAGAACTGTCAGTTAAAGGTGGTGGTGTTCATTACACATTCCCTTATAAAATGATGAATGCATTTACGATGATTCGTATGCAAGATACCATTCCGGGGAATATGATCGAGAGACCTGTTAAGTTCTCTTGGATTGATCCTGCTACAAAGAAACTGATGACAACTTGGATGGACTATCGTTCATACGAGCTTGAAATGCAATATCAGGATGAAGTTAACCACATGATTGTTTATGCTACATCAAATAAAACTGATGATGGTAAATATATGCAACGTGGTAAATCAGGTAGAGTGATCCAGATGGGTGCTGGTATTAAGCAACAAATGGAAGCTGCAAACTACAATACTTATAACGTGTTCGATATCAAGAAGTTTACAGAAATGTTGCTTGATATGACAGTTGGTAAAGTGGTTATGGGACAACGTGAAGTAACAGTTCTTACAGGAGAATGGGGAATGTATCAATTCCACGAAGCTCTTGAAAACTACTCAACACTTTACACTCCTGCACGTGATAACTTCAGAATTTACAACAAAGGTAATATGATGGGATTCAGGGGTCAATTCCTTGAGTACATTGGTCCGAACGGTATTAAAGTTAATATTGTTCATGACGCTCTGAAAGATGATTTCGCACGTAACAAAATTTATTTTCCGGGAAAACAAGGATTAGCTGAATCTTATGTATACGATATTCTGAACATGGGTACTTCTGATGGAAGACCTAACGTACAGAAAGTTCAACTTGCTAAGTTCGGTGACATTCGTGGTTACGAACCGGGTCTGCGTGATCCTTTCACAATTGGTCAAATAAACAGAATTATGGCTAATCCGAAAGATGCATGGACAGAGCACAGAGCCTATACAGGTGGTGCAATTGTTTATGATCCAACGAGAACAGCTACTTATAAACCGATTATACTTTAATCATAAACAATAAATAGGAGAAGAAAAAATGGCTAAAAAAATTGAAGAAGTAAGTGAAGTGATTGGAGAGGGTAAGAAAGAAACTTTAAGTTCAAAGTTCTGCTTACCTAACATCAAAGTCCACGTGAAGCCAATACTCCGTAAAGGGGTATGGCTTCCCGAAGGACATAGCGGACACTTTATGTACGATAATACGAGTATTATTATACAAGTTCCGTTAGATAAATTTACAGGGAGATTAAAAAATCCCTTAACAAAAGAGGAACAAACGTTCTTTGAAACAGAAGCTGGTCTTGATCTTAAACCCGGAGACTTGAATCCATTCAAAAAAGAAAATAATTTTTGGACAGATTTTAGAGTAAGGGTTAGAAAAAGTGATAGTATTGTAAGCGATAAAACAGTTCTTATGAGTTTTAATCTTGCAAACCCAATAGATTATTTACAGTATAAAGTGTTATTACTCAATTCCATTCCGGAAGGAGGTATTGTAGCACCAAGTTGGGAAGCAAGAGAAAGTAGTGGGACTTATAAAATCGCCCTTGTTCATGAAGGTCAGCAACATGCCGATAAGGTTAAGAAAGCCGATAAAATGAAACTTGCTTATAAATACTTAGGTAAGATTGATTCTTCGGAAGAAGCAATGTATGATTTCTTAATGGTTTATTATCTTGAAAATGCAAAAAGCAAACGTCCGTCTGCTGATTCAAGTAAAGATTTTTACTACTCAGAAATTCAAGACCTTGTGGATAATGATCTTGACGGTGTTGTTGAAGTAATTCAAGATGCAGGTAATTATGAATACAAACTACTTGTTCACAGAGGATTAAAGATCGGTGCTATTAAAATGGTTGGTGGCAATAAACTTGAGACCCTTGACGGGATTCCAATTGGTAACAGTTTGTATCAGGCAGTACAATGGTTTAAAGATGACAGACATCAAGACGAATATTTAAGATTGAAAAATCAAATTGAGCTATCTAAATAATGACAGCACAACAAATGAAATACGAGTTCGAAGTTGGTTATGATCGCATAACCAACTTTGATGCTCCCGGTTATACCGAGAAAGAGATTTCTACGTTTCTTACTAAGGCTCAAGAACAATTAGTTCTTGACCTTTATAAGAACGGAAACCATTATAAAGAGGATTTCAAAAAGAGTCTTAATATGTTAAAGACTGTCGCTGAAATTGTAAGTTTTACAACAGGTCCTTATCCATTATCATTTATAGGAAATCTTCCTGCTGATACGCTTGTAGTTTATAATGAAACAGTAAATTTAACAACTAATACTTCTCACGACTATCCTTCAGCAACTCGTTCAGATGTTCATGTAAAACCAATAGATGATGATTTTTATCACCTTAATAAGAAAAACCCGTTTAAAAAACCAACAGTAAAAAACGATTTAGTATGGCGACTTGATTATCATACTACTACAACAAAGCAACACATTTATGTGACAGAGCTGAATTCTACTATTGTAAAAGCTACAGTTCACTATTACAAAAAACCTTCTCCTATTATAATTGCTTGGGCAAGTTATGTTGCAGGAGATGGAAGCATAGATGGAGTGAGTTGGTCTGGATATACAGCAACAAGTCTTGATTGTATACTTGACCCGATTATTCATAGAGAAATTGTTGATAGAGCAGTATTGCTGGCATTTGCAGCAATTCAGGATGAAAAAGGAACTCAATTAGCAATGGCTCAGGAACAATTAAAAGGAAAATAATTTAATAAAATATAGAAATGGGAAAATTTTCAAAGCAAAGTCTTTTAACTCAAGTAGTTAATTCTTCTAATCCTGCTTTAAATCTTCTTGTTCGTGCTCACGCAGTACAAGATTTGGCTGATGATGTAGTATCAGTAGAAGATAAAGTAACAGTTGCTGAAGGTTTATTAGATGCAATGGAAAGTTCTTCAGTAGGAAGAGAAATATTATTTGAGAGAGAACTTACTGATGCAGAAGTTACAACGATGTATACTACTCCCGCTACGCTTATTGCAGCTCCGGGTGCAGGAAAATTTATAGAAATAACAACTGATCCGATATTTGTAGTTAAATATGGAACAGCAGCATTTTCAGGTGGTGGTACAATAACTATAAGAAGTGGTACTACAACTATTACGGCAGCACTTTCAACTGCAAACTCTCTTCTTGCAGTAGCAGACAGAGCATCATTTGTAGGGTTACTTGATACAGCAAACGGTATCACTTTTACACTCAATGGGGCAATTACAATTACTAATGCTACAGGTGTTTTTTCACAAGGTACATCAACATCAAAGTTAATTGTAAAATTTAAATACAGAATACACACAATTTAAAATAAAAAAGTTTAATTTAATACTATTTAAAAATGGAAACAATCAAAAATGTAACTCAACTTTTCGTTGGTAAAAACATCTCGAAAACAGCTTCAGCAAGTATTGTTATTGATGATTATACAGATATGGCTGATGGTGAAGTTTGTGTTGTTGATCCAAGAAATAACGTTCATCTGACAACTGCAGGTTATCCGGCAGGTCTTGACGGGTTTAAAGTTATTCAGAGAAGTGGAACAAAATTAATTCACTCAGATGTTGTTAAGGCTGGTTCAGTAAGAAAATATCATATATCTCTTCCTGCAAACTATCCTGCAACCGAACAAATTGATTATGTTGGGTATAATGGAACAACAGGGTCAATTGCTGATCTGATTGCAAATAATATTTACACTGTCAGACTGTACATTCGTACAAGTACTATCAGTGGATTTATGCAGCAAAAGATCAAAGAAGGATTCTGGAAATCAGGTACTTCTGCTCCTACTCAATCACAGGTCGTAAGAGGTCTTGTTGAAAGTCTTATCAAGAATTATAGTCGTGAACCAGTTCAGAATATCAGATTCGAAAGAATCAATTCCGGTGCTGCTGCTAATGCTCTTGGTACAGCCACAGTGACTGTAGCACAAGGTTCAACAAAAGTTGTCTTCTCAGAAGACATGACATCTCTTGTGGTTGCTGGCACACTTCTTCGTATTGGTGGACTTGGTGCAGGAACAACTCCTGTATATGTTGTAACTGCCGTAAGTGGAGTTGCTGCAGCTGCAATTTATACTCTTGATATTCCTTATCAGGGAACAACTGAAACAGTTGCTGCTAACTTAGTTGAATCTGTAACAGAAGGTAACTGGGGTCTTAAAATTCAAGGTATAGCTCAAACATATGACGGTAAATTCTTTGGTGTTCCTTTATCATGGAAAACAACTGTTGATTTCAGCGATACTCAAACAACTCTTCTTACTGAAGCTCAGGGTGCTTCTCCGGGAACTGGAAATTATGACGTTCTTGCAAGACTTGAAAAAGAATTACAAGCTGACGAATATGTATTCAGATCATTTGTGGAAGGTGCTCCTGTTGATCGTACTGATGTTCTTCTTGCAACAACATATGATGTGGTTGTAGTTGAATATGACGGTATTATCGAGTCAGGTCTTGGAACTCAGGTTCGTTCACCGAAAACTTTGATGATTGTACAAGCTGGTAACGGTGCTCAGGCTGATGTAGGTGCTATTGGATGGCTGACATTGCTCAATCATCTGATCGTTACAACATGGGCAACTCCGGGTGCAAGTACACTTACACCGACTGCTTAACAGTCTTAATTATTATATATCTTGGATAGGGGAATAAACATTCCCCTTCCTTGATATTTCATATTTTTAACTTTTAACATAAATGCTTTAAATCAATGATGAGATGAATTATCAGGAATTATATGATTACGTGAAAGAACTGAAAGATGATATAAAAGACGTTAAAGCAGACATAAAGGATGTTAAGGCAGATATTAAAAATACTTATGATGAAGTAAAAAAAGTAAACGGTCGTTTAAGAGCTACCGAAGGAGATATTATTCGTGTAAGTGGAGTAGTTGAATCACGTGGTATAACCTGTGGTAAAAAATTAGAAGAACTTGTTCCTGCTCTTCCTCTTATGCGATATCTTAATAATTTTTCAAAAAGACCTAAACTTTTTTTATTTCTGTTTATAACATTTATAGTAGGAGTACAAACGTTTGTATCAGAAATAGTTCAGAATAACTGGTTAGGTATATTATTAAAAATCGTTAAACCTTAATCAAGATGGCTAATTCTTTTGGTAAGGCTTCAATGAAGCAATATGAAACATTACATAATGATCTTCAGCTTATTCTTGATTATACAATTTTAAGATGTGCTGTCGATTTTTCATTAATAGAAGGACATAGATCACCGGAAAAACAACTTGAATATTTTAAGAAAGGAAGAAAGCAACAAGCTGATGGATCGTGGGTTATAGTTAAACAGAGAGATATAATCACGAACATTGATGGATATAGAGTAAAAGGAACTCATAATTATTCTCCTTCTCTTGCTGTTGATATAGCAGTTTATGTACCAGAAAAACCAAATCTTGCATATGATCTTTCTCATCTTGCTTACATAGCAGGATGTATGATAACTATTGCAGATCAATTATTTGAAGAGAAGAAAATACAACATAAACTCCGTTGGGGAGGAAATTGGGATAGGGATGGTGATTTGGCTGATAATACTCTTTTTGACGGACCACATTTTGAACTTATTAAATCTTAATATATTATGGAAATACCAACAACAACATATGATATAAGTCCGGCAAACTGGACGAAACCTACACCTCCTTGGATTAAATGGACAGCAGATGTTCTATTATTTTTGTCTGCTTGTGTAGCAATTCTTCCTGATTTTCAGGGTAGAGAATGGGTAATGGCAGCAGGATCAATAGCAAAACTTTTATCAAATTTTATTACTGAACATACACCAAATGCAACTTAATAAAACAGTAATTTATGTAGGATTAATTTTAATAGTTGTTGCGTTTATCGCAGGTTATTTTATA